CGTTGTTTATGATGGGGATATGAATCTCACTGTAAACGGAAACTACAATCTCAAAGTAAATGGCAACTACAACCTTGATGTTGGAGCAAACTCCAACAACTCTGTACACGGAACATACATTACCGAAACTGGCGATGCCCATTCTACGGTGGTTCGGGGTAACAAGGATGTGAAAGTCTATGGCGACACTGTTGACTTCCATGTAGGTGAAAGAAAGATTGCTACTAAGAAAGACTTGCGATTCATTACCAAGAATGATTTCATAGTAAACTCAAAGCGTCATGTCCGTCTTACCGCATACGAATATTTTACTGCAACTTCTGGTAAAGTAGCAGTGATATCTTCTGAGGATACGAGGGTAACAGGCAAGACAGGAAGAGTCGGTGGAGCAGACTTCCAGTTTGTCGGTTCAAACTTTAGCGGAGAGAAAGACTACGATGGTGATGGAGTTTCTAAAGCAACCTTTGAAGGTTCGCTATTCGGTTGTGCGCTAGAAGCGAAGAATTCTCTGTATGCTAAGAAGGCAGTCTGGGCATACAGTTCTGTTGTGTCCAATTTCGCAGAGCTTGCTGGGCATTCTTCTGGCGCAAACGCTGCCGTTATTGCGGGAGAAATCACAGGGATTGCGGTTCCACCCGTAGTAATCCCACCCGCTGTCGTTCCCTCCAACAGTCCTTACATATCTTTTTTAGCATCCGCTACTGCACCAGATGTTATATTGAAGTATCCTTTTAGTGCGACCACTTCTGACGGTGCGGATGACTATATTGCCACTCCAGAATGGGCAGAGGTTTGGAATAAGGTTTCCCCATTCGCAGTACGCAGCGTGATGATTGATGAGGATGACATTGCGGAAGAGAAGATTTCAAAATCTGGAACTCCTACATCTAAAAGAGGATATAGTAATTACTTTAAATGGACTCCAGACATTGCTGAGATTCGTTCCAAGTTGCGAACGATTGACGGAGCAAACGATACTGCAACTGCACCAGAGAAGCAGACTGACGGACCGAAATGTATAAGCACTCTTCTGGATGAGAACCGAATCTCTCCCAAGTATAAGATTCCCGCACCCGAAGCACCTTATCAAATGAAGCGTGAGGGGTCTGCGACTCCATCCGCAAGGTTTGGATATACTTTGATGGGCAACCCAGTAGAGCGAAGGTCTAAGACATTTACTTCAAAAATCAAGGCAGTGTCTAAGACCATCCTTGCCGACCCACTCTACAATCCTGACAAGCACGATGCTCCTATTTCCTCAAGTTCTAAACTGTCAAGGTCAGCGACTGTTGGAAAGTTTTTAGGCGCAGCAGGTTCAAGAGCATCCCTCGAATTTATCCCCCTCATCATTGATAGGCAAGACCTTGCCCGACAGTGGTATCTGCATGCCATGCTGATGGATGGTGTTGCATCGTCTAAGCAGTTTGCAAACTATCGTCTGCAAGTTACTGAGGGGTTCTATTATCCCGCCAACGGTATTCGTGAAAAGTTTAAGGGCAGTGGTAATCGTTATTGGAGAGAACCATATCGCACAGAAGATGGTGGTGGTACACAGAAGTCTATCGTTGCTGGTGGCATCACAATAAACCAACTGAAGTATGAAGGTAGGGCGGTGGCATATACCCTCTTCAACTCTCGCGGTAAAGTTGACTACAGTGCTGGGTATGATCTTTCCTTATACATAAGAGATACCTTTAACTTTGACCAACTGAGTCTTGACTATGATACTACTAGACCTGATAATCTTATGGGTCAGCAAATACTTATCGTCATGCCAAAAATAAAGAAAGACTTTAAGGCAACCTTTGCACAAAGTGTTTGTACATATTTTAACAGACAAATGCTAAAATCTGGTTCACTCGTTGAGATAACTGATTAGAAGTCGTATAAATAAACTTAGACATCAACGGGCGTTTCAGCATGGCACTAAAAAGAATAACACCAGGACTTACCGATACGACTCTTGTAACTAAGAAGCATAGGTTCTACAGTGATTTAGATTTGATATTCCTCCCAAAGAGGGGAACTGTAGAAGCAGATGGTGTGAGGCGAGGAGACATATATAAGAAGGTTGACGTTGCAGCAGTCACTCAAAGTATAACAACGATACTTCTTACTAATAAATACGAGAAACCTTTCCAACCAGATTTTGGTGCAGACCTAAGAACGTTCTTGTTTGAGCATGTAGAAAGTTACTCAGAAAGTGTCATCAATAATGTTGTCCGTAGTGCTATCAGAAAATACGAACCACGGGTTAAAGTAGAAGACGTAGTCTTCACCGACCTTGCATCAGATAAGGTTATACCTAAAGGTGCTGCGAGTTTAACTTATTGGAGCAATAGTAGCGAAGCAAGATATGCTATTATGATAACGGTGATTGTACAAATACTAAACACAGACGAACTCGTCAGCATTGACGTTAATATGAACAGGTTAAGGTAATAATAATGGCGACAACTATTACATCGACAGAGTTAGACTTTGAAGAGATTAAGTCTAAACTAAAAGTCTACTTCCAACAGGATGCTCAGTTCTCGGATTATGACTTTGAAGGTTCTGGTCTGAACAGTCTTCTGGATGTGTTGGCATACAATACTCATTTCAGTGGACTCATTGCAAACTTTGCTTTGAACGAATCTTATCTTGGAACCGCGCAGTTGAGAAACTCGGTTGTGTCTTTGGCAGAGTCTTTAGGATATATTCCAGGAACTAGGAATTCATCTCAGGCAACTATTGGTCTTACTATTAAACCTTCTGGCGATTTTCCTTTCGACCAAGTTTATTCTTTCCAACCTGGAGAGTTGGTTCTTAGAGGGAGCATGGATGGTGATGTTTACACATTCAGTAACAGGAAAACAATAACCGCAGATGCAGAAGGTACAAACATTTATACCTTCTATCCATTTGATGATCCTGAATCTTCAATCGTTGTTTACGAGGGAGAGGAAAGAAACCAACAATACTTGGTAGATAATAGCGAGAATGCTCTCTATGTAATACCTGACCAGAACATAGATGCAAGCACCGCCATCATCAAAGTTTATACAGACCCCGCAGTTGCCGCAACTGGAATTGGTGCATATACTGTTTACAATGACATATTTGAAACTTCATCTATCACAGACCAGTCTACTCTCTATGTGTTGCGAGAGTCTCCCAACAAATTCTACGAGTTGACCTTTGGTGCTTTTAATTCATTGGGTCTTTCTCCCCTCGCAGGTAACGTTGTAAACGTAAACTATCTGCGAGCGAGTGGTACAACTTCTGATGGTATTTCTTCCTTTAGACTTATCAGCGCATTGAAGTTTGGTAACTACAACATCTCTGCTGATGAAGTGACCATTACCACAAAAACTAAATCTGCTGGTGGAACAGAGAAAGAGGGGATCGAATCTATTCGTAAGAAAGCACCCTTTCAATACTCTGCACAAAATCGTATGGTGACTCCACTGGATTACGAAGCACTCATCTTGCGTAAGTATGGTAACTTCATTACTGATATTATCTGTTGGGGTGGAGAAGATAATCTCCCACCTGAGTATGGAACAACATTCTCATCAATCGTTTGGAAAGACAACCTTAGTAGTACTGCTGTTACTGAACTGCGAAGAGAGATTATTGACTTGACTAAAGAACTTTCTATCGTGTCATTTAATATCAAGTTCATTGCACCTAGTGAAACCTATGTGTCTACTAACTTATTTTTCCAATACAATCCTCTGCTTGGTGCAACAAGTCAATCGGATGTTGATGCCTCTGTTCAGAAGACTGTCACCAATTACTTTACAAAAAACATCGGCAAGTTCGCGCAAACATTCCGTAGGTCTAACCTCCTGACAGAAGTTGACGATTCTGATCCATCAGTCTTATCATCAAGAGCAGATGTGACGTTGCAGAAAAGAATAATCCCTATACTGACCTTACCCGAAAATCAAAAATTCACCTTTGGTACTTCTCTAAAGAATCCAGATGAACTAACCACACCTGTACTCAGGACTGGATTCTTCAAATATCTAAACAGGGATGTTTATATAAGAAATAAACTTTACGACAAAGTTAGAGTATCTGCTGCTGGCGTAGTTCCGATAGTCTTTGATAGGAAACCATCCAACAAGTTGGAGATGGTTGACACAAAGGGTGTGGTTGTAAAAGACTACATGGGATACTATGACCCTGTCTCTGGTGATGTTGAGATACTGAACTTGAACGTTCAAAGTACAAACAGCGCAACTAATTTTATTAAGGTTTTTGGAAGTCCTGCTAACGAGTCTGCTATCATACCTAAGTTCAGTGGCATATTAAAATATGACGCTGCTGAATCTTCGGTGAATGCGGTAACAGTTACAAGCAGGGTATAAGACATGAGTCTTGATAAAACTCTTACTGACCAATACCGTCTTCCTTTAAAGTTAGATAAGTTTCCTGTCAGCAATAGTCTGCCAGCACACTTTGAGTCAATCTATCCAAAGTTTGTGGAGTTCCTTTCTTCATACTATCAGAATTATGATGGTGATGATAGTCCTGCTAAGTTCCTGAATGAACTGCAACACAACAGGGACTTGGCAGATGTAACTCCCCATCTTCTCCGATTCATTGGAGAAGAACTGTTTCTTGGTAAAGATTATACCGAGAGTTTTTCGGACAAAGAATCCGCAATACAAATATCAAACCTTCTGTATCGTTCAAAAGGAACATCATTTTCCATTGAACAATTCTTTAGAATATTCTTTGGGTTTGATATTAATATTAGGTATGGTCGCAACGAGATATTTACTGTTGGTGATCCCGCGCAGGAGAAGTTACTTTACACATCAGAGTATCGTTCAGGTGGGACAGACGCGAATGGGAATGATGTTAACGTTCTTTTTCCTGGAGATAGACTCAAGTTCAACTTTCAAGACGGTGTAATACAAGTGTACGCACTTGCCTTAACACCAAAGACTGAGGTTGTACCTTCACTCTATATCAGAGAAACTCCCTTTGTCAACAACTACATTGATGACGAGGGGCAGACCGACTATATCATAAGGACTGCAATAAAAACTACTTACAATGTTTGGTTTCTTCTTAGAGAAAACATAGACTACGTTGTGGAATATGATAGCAAGACCATTGTTTTTATTAAGGCAGGACTAGAGAATTCTCTAAAGAAAGGTGACCCTTGGTTAGACCACCTTGCTGAGTTTGGAGAAATTGCACCGCCTAGTAGAGAATTGGATTACTCTGGTGAACCTTTCGGTCCTATGAGATATCCGAAGTCTAGGATTGAAACGACAAGAAGATTTCCTGCTGGTTCGCCAATAGGTGCTGACATTGGCGACAAACGAATAACTGATAATGCCTATTACCAGATGTTCTCTATTCTTATTAAAACACCCATTGCCGTAAATGCTTGGAAAGATGTTTACAAAGATTTTATTCATCCTTCAGGTATGTACTTGGCGGGTGAAGTGTTAATAGAAAGCGTTAGTGGTGTCGGTCTATCTGCTCTGCCTACAAGTACAGAGATGTACGATCTTGACTACGAAGGTGTCGGAACAGTTGATGACTTTGCATATGGTGAAGTTACTGAATTTAATGTTAGGCAACCAGAAGTTAAACCAGAACCATCTGAATTTGTTTTTAATATGAGCGATGGTGACTTAACATTACCACAGACATGGGATGGTCAGGTGAACGGGGTAGTGAGTCTCGTCTTTAACAGACGAGAGATGAACACCGAAGACCAGTGGTTGTTTAGCGCAACGGTTGGTGGACTAAAACACGGTCTTGTTTTCCCAGCAGCAACGCCAAACAGATTGGTCTATAGATATGTGGAACAAACGACCTTGAATATAGTTGATGTTGATGCGATACAGAATGTGCTGCTAGGCACAAACCATAACATTCAGGTCTTGGTTACATCTACTCAGATATTCGTTAGTTCGGATGGCATAAATAGTGTCTACTCTGCTGCCGTAGAATACTACCCAAGAGTGGATGCGATAGGTGACAATTTCTACGGCAGCATATGGGAAGTTGTCTTGCAAGATGCAACGAACAGATCAAACGTTATACAGTATCCTATGAGAGAAGGTTCTGGAGACATCTTCAAAGCGTATGCAGATAACGGAAATAGATTTGTGAATAAAGATATCCCACTGCCTTCATCGGATCGCGGTGCATGGTCTGCTCCACTTACTGCCTTATGGAAAGGTAACAATATCAGTGTACCAGAATGGACGAGCATCAACGCAACAGGATTCGGTATCAATTTATATCTAAGTGTATCCACTTTTTCAGGAATCGAATCTCTGTTATTGTGGGACAATAATAATCAGACTGTTGGTCTTAAAGTAACTAGCGAAAATATACTAGAATATGTTTACCAAGACGCTGGAGGAACTACAACTGTTCAAATAGACAATCTACAGGTTGATGAAAGCGTCTATGTTCAGATTCAGCATTCAATAGATAGAGTTACAATAACAAGTCTGCAAAATGGTGTTTCCAGCACAATAGAATCCTTGGTCACACCTCTTGAAATTGCCAAGATTAATTACATTACTGGTACAGCTCTCACTGCAACAGTGTGGAATCTGGAATTAAGAGATGGTGCGAATTCGCGCTATTATCCAATGCAAGATGGTACAGGGACAACTATGTTGGCATACGATCAGTTTGGTATTGCAGCAGGCGCATCACAGGATGCTATCATTCTGGGTAGTGGTGAATGGGTCAGTAAAAACTTTTTAGAATCAGGAGGGGCGTAGACCAATGCCGTCAGATAACACCGATCCTCTTTTTACTGGAATAGTATATCGTTCTAGGATAAATGACATATCTAATATGTCGGATAGTGATGCTCCGCAAGGTGGCAGATTTAGTATCGCAGAACTTAATACGCAATATAAAGATGTTGCGGCACTAGACCTTATTCAGTCTAGAACATTTGATGCAGATTTTGATGGAGTCCATTCAGGTTTTACTGACTTCTCTAATACTATAAATCGCATGGATGAAAATCACTGGTTACAAAGAGACTCGGATGGTTATGGAAATAACATGCTGGGTGACGAATTAGATTTCCGTCCAGAAAGACCTGGAAGAGAACAACCACCAATATACTCCATTGGTGTATCAAACTTTAAAGCAAGTCCTGCAACTGTTGATGGTCTATCCGAAAATATTATTGCTGCACTTGGTGCGCTCACAACTACAGTCTCTACCGTTGTTGGCGATGGAGATAGAGGAGTAACTGTTAATAGCGCACTGACAGTATCGCGGTCTGTTGTAGATGGTTTATCTGAAAGAGAAATTAGAACATCTTCTGCTCTAGTGTCAACCGATGCTACTGTCACAGCAATAGTGGGAAGGGGTGCTAATTCTATATTAGCAAACCTGCAAGCACAATCATCAATAGTGGATGGTCTATCAGGGCGCGGGGTTGATGGTTCTGGAACACTTGAGGCGCAAGCATCAACTGTTACTGCTACATCTGAAAATATTGCAACTGGTTCTGGAACACTTGAGGCACAGGCATCAACAGTTGATGGTGCTGGTTCAATAACGCCTGCAATAATTGGTTCGGGAACACTGGAAGCGCAAGCATCAACGGTTTTTGGTACATCAATAGAAGATCGGGATGCAACTGGAACTCTAGAGGCACAAGCATCTACTGTTGTTGGTGCATCTGAAAGAGAGATAACCTCAACAGGCACACTCCAAGCACAAGTATCGACTGTTGATGGTCTATCTGAAAATATTATAACTGGTTCTGGAACACTTGAGGCGCAAGCATCAAGCGTTGACGGTCTGGCAGAAAATAAAGTGATCGGTGCGGGAACACTCGAAGCACAAGCATCAACAGTTGATGGTGCTGGAAATACCATTGAACCTTATGTGGGCATGCCCTCTCCCGACATATATGTTGAAATGACTTTCCCCGACATATATGTTGAAGGTGTTATCAGGACTGCAATACAAACGCACACTGGAAGTGGTGATTTAGAATCATCTAGTTCAGGTGTTGACGGTCTGCAACCTGTAATGCTTGGGACATATTACTATGACAACCTCTTGGGTAATGACGCAACTGGTGACGGTAGCGCGGCAAACCCTTGGGCAAGCGTAGACAAAGCATTGACTGATGGATTGGTTCCAGGTTACAATACGATAGGCATCGACAACGGTCCTCAAAATCCATACAGGATTAATACATCAGGCATCGGTACAGTTTATGTGAGTAATAAACGTGGTACGGCACTCAACCCAATATCTTTGGACGGTGACCCAAATTCCACTGCTTACCTCGGTGGGTATCCAGATAGACCGACTACTCAGTATCCCAATACATATATTACGAATGCAGTAACTCAAACGGGTTGGACATTATCATCTGTTTATACAAATGTATATGAAGCCACAAATCCGCATCCATCAACCAGTCCAACCAAGGCACAACTGTTTGGATGTACTGCATCCGAATGGACTGCTGATGGTATAATGGCAGTGAAGCGAGCGCACTCTTTGACATGGCGTTCTCTTTCAGACCCAGCAGACTTAGTGGCAGGTGAATGGTGGTGTGATGCAAACAAGATTTATTATTACCCTAACGCTGGTGAAAACATGAGTACGCGACACATGGAATTCTGTGATAACAAAAGCGTCCTCTCAATGAAACGATGCGATTATCTGTCAGTTAACAATATTGCATTCATCTGCGTTGGTGGAACTGTTATGGGTAGTGCTGGTAGAGGTGTTACCTGGGAAGCACTTGGGGAAGGAACTGGGAACGTTAATGACTGGTGTAGTTACATTACTGTTAACTCTTCCCTGTTTAAATATTGTCGCACAGCAACATCATTCAATATTGGAGAATATTATTTCCTTAATAATAGTTCTGCCACCGACAATACCAATAACGGTTTTGGGTTCTTTGGATCAAGGGGAGACTTTGATGCATATGCAAACGGAGACCCAGGAAGTAATAGAGGTTTCCCAGTAACTAACTCGTTGACGCAAGACTGTCATGTTAAAAGGACTAGAAATAATGACGGAATTGTGTTCCACAAGAACGGTGGTTATTATGATCCAAACAATAATGGTTTCACGCGATATGATGACGTAGGTCCAAACCATGAAGTTGTGCGCTGCAGCTCTTCAGATAACAGGGAGAATGGTTTCGACTTAACATCAGGTTTGAATATTACACTGCTGGATTGTGTTAGTCATAACAACAGGGGTGCTGGTATTACTATCGGTCACTATATTCGTAACGTTAGTATCTTAAATCATATAAGTTACAATGATGACGCTTCCCGTAACTTTGGTGGTAGTATGGGAATCAGTGATGCTCGTAATGTCTTAGTTGATAATATGTCAGCATATAATCCAGGTTCGCGGTCAATATCAATTAGGGGAGATGCTGGAAATGTTGTGATTAAAAACTCCAAATTCATATCAGGACCAGATACCAATAAAAGCAGCGTTATTGAAATTTTTGAGGGGAGTGGTCCTGAGTTTGGCACTACGCCTCGTAATGGTTCGACTTATGCCATACAGACCCCAACGTCTGCTTTACCAAACCCATTCCTGAGTTGTGCAACGCCACCTGCCCGTCAACAGAATATACTTATTAAAGACAACAGATTTGACATACCATATGGTGGAATTAAACTCACAGAACCTTCAGCAAACTATCGGTTTAAATACTTTGTATATTTAGAAATTCTTCCGATCCAAGGGTATGATTACGACCTACAAGGAAACGTCTTTAGGACATCAACAAACAACACGCAATGGCAACCTAACACAGCGTCTGATTTGCCAGCAAGTGATTACGGTCCTTACAAGGCGAAGAACACCACGATTGCTCATACTACTGGCGGTCAACCTGTCGTTGATGTGATTTCTAACCAAACATACTTTGCCGCAGGTAACTTTCCAAATGAAAGTGATATGTGGAACTTCTGGCCGACTGGTGTCACGCCTGTAGGAAGGGATATCGCCACCAAATTTATCGGTGAAGCGAGTGGTGTTTACAACACAGACATAGGTTTTACTACTAATGATACGCAGACAGACATGCCACTATATAGTTCCGCACATAACATAAGTGGACAGAGTACATATTGGGAAGCCGCAACAGTTCAGGGTCTTCAGAATGACCCATCATTAGAATACTGGGAAAAAACAAGTTGGACGATTGCCGCACCGAGTACTTCTGCCCTTATGACCAGTAGGGCAGTTGGGTATATAGATACAGGGTTTTCTAACGTGTCTGTACAAGAACCTTGGTCTGGAGATCATAGAGTATCGGGTGGTCCTCTAATCTGTATGAATAGTGCTGTTTCCGAATTCGGATTAAGTTTCGTTTGGTATGCTGGAGCAGCAGGAAATGCATCTTACCTCGCACTGTTTGAAGTTGGGCGACAACCAACAGATAGAACACTCAAAGGAATTAGCGCACCATTCCCGCATACTGATGGAGTTGAAGTTAGATTGGTTATGGAAGTTAAAGACGGAATATTGAGATGTTATGCGGGAATAAGACCCGATCAAACTGCATTGATAACACCAGATAATCAATACAGTTCTACCTTGATACCTTTAACTACTACTGAAGGCGGGGCAACGTTCTCCGAAACTTACGATGTAGCAACTAACAATTCAAACCTAAATGGTTCTACAACTCATGGTACTTACATTTACAACAATCAAGCTGCTGCTAGTAGAACTGGAAATCTTAGATACTCAGTGTACCCACCAGTGATGAGAGAGTTGACGTAAGTTGTTGGTATGACTTTCCCCGATATATATGTTGAAGGGGGTTATTCAAACAGAATAGTCCATAAGAAGTTGTATAAATAAACCCATAGGATAACAAAAGAGAATAGATTCATGGCAATACCAACACAACAAACTATTTCGAATGGTGCAATGGCAAACGATGGCACAGGCGATAGTTTGCGCGATGCCGCAGATAAAATAAACAATAACTTCGCCTCCCTTTGGCAGTCTGCTTATAATAGTTCGGACGACTGGCCAGGTAAATCCTTTGTGGTTGGTACGGTTACTGATGCTTATTCTAAACCTTCCTCTGGTGTGGTGAATGCCTACAGCACTTCCCCAACCAATATGAAGAACTTTGTTAACTTCCGCATTTCTCAGTCAGACCAATTGGGTTCAGTAAAAACTATTAGCGTTCAAAAAGACTGGAACGGAACATCTGGAATATATGATTCCGTTACAACTGCAACCACGTTAACCATGTACCAGAAGGCGAGTGATTCTTCTCTTGGAAGTTACAAAGTTGTCGGACAGTATACAGGAAACTTGTATTTCAAAACTAAATCTAATCCACCAAACGGAACTTCTCCAATAGCAGGGGATAGATTTCCAACTACATACATATTCGCACCTGACTCATCCGACTATTGGTGGTTCGATGCCAATTCAGCAGAGATATATGGCGATGGCAGTTTATCTGCTGGTGATTCATGTTTTATTAAAATAGATAAATTCTGGTAGAGGAAACTCGGAGACAATAATGGCAGCAACAATAACAGACCTTTTGAAGAAAGATTTAATTGACGGACTCTATTCTTCCTATACTGGCAAACTTCTGGATGGTAGCACCCCAGCAGTCGCACCTGATAACTATTACATAGGTATCGGTAAGGCAGAGCAATGGACATCCGTTGGCGTTGCACCACCACCCACTCCATCAATTAATGATGTGATTCAGTTTCAGTCTTCACTGCAAGCGGTTAAGAAAGTTGAAGATGTCTCTTATGTCATCCCTCGCGTCAACTGGTCAGCAGGAAGTATTTACACTGCGTGGGATAACAAGAATAGTTCGGATACAACCTTCGGAAGTTTGAATGATATCATTGGTGCTTATTACGTTATCACTGACCAGAACAATGTTTACATCTGCGTACAACAAGGCATGACTGAGACAGGCGTTGTTAAAAATTCATTAAGCAAACCCACTGGTATGACTTCTGCTGTTTTCTCTACTGGTGATGGATACTCTTGGAAGTTTATGTATAACGTTGGTGTATTTAATGCGCGAAGATATCTCACTTCAAACTATATCCCAGTAGAAAGAATTCCTAACCCAGATGAAATTGGTGGCAAACCCCTCGATGAACTGTCTGCTTCTAGGGCAGAGCAAAAGGTCATACAAGATGCCGCAATTGTTGGACAGGTAATCGGAGTTGCAGTTGATTCGACTGGTGTTGGATATCCTAGTAACACAACAATATCTCTTGAGATTAATCTTCAGGGCGACAACCCTACAACCCTTGCCTATGCATACGCAAGGACTGATAACAATGGTAAAATATTCCAGTGTATCATGAAGACTGACCTTAACGCACCCGATTATGAATTTGGTTCTGGATATAATAAAACCGCATGGGCATCACTAAATCCTGACTCAAGTGGCATTGGCACTGGCGCAGCACTGCGTCCAATAGTATTCCTAGACAGTGGTGGAATGGGTGCTGATCCAAGAAACGATTTGAATAGTTCTGCTCTTATGTACACAGCAAGACTTGTGGGTAACGAATATGAAACATTCAACGTTCAGAATGATTTCCGTCAAATCGGATTGATAGAAAATCCAACAAAGGATTCGGTAGGTGCAGCACCGCTCACTTCTCTTCGCGCTGCCGCTATGAAGAAGTTATACATCAACCCGACCAACGTTGACAAGACAACAATTGGAACTGATGCAATAGTCTACGAAGTTGCCTATCCACATAAAAAGGCAATCGTTGATTACTATCAGGAAGTTAGTGCAACAGAAGCAATTATCCATTGTCATCAGAATCTATCTACGGGTTGGGAAGAGTTTACTACCAGCAGTACCGCATTGCAGATTGGTAACAATATTGGTACAAGCATAATGGACCCTAACGGCACAAGCATGTTACGCCCCGCAGACGTAGATAACTTCTCTGGTAAAGTCTTATACATAGATAATAGGGTTGCTATTGAACGCGATGCCAACCAAACTGAAGACATCAAGATAATCATAGATTTATAAAGGATAGAAATAATGCCAAAGGATTTTACAGAACAGACTATCAAAGATGTCTATCATGATGATTACTCGGACAGTGCGGGTTTTTATAAGGTACTCTTTAATAGTTCTCGTTATCTTCAAGCAAGGGAACTGACACAGTTACAGACTATTCTGCAAAATCAAATCAGCACATTTGCTGACAACATTTTTCAAGATGGTGCTTCTGTTACTAATGCATCTGGTGGTTCGGGAGTTAAGCAAACATCCTATGTCTTGATCGATACGAGCAATCTTGGTAACACCTCGGTACAGCGATATGTTGGTAGGGTATTAAAAGGTCCAGCAGTAAGCAATGTTCATAACGGTTTGGAGTTCACTGTTACCTTTGCAATGCCAGCAATTGATGGAACTTCATACGCAACTCTCTATGGAAACTATACTTCCGCAGACCAATCTGGCGTTACATCATCAGATGTCCAAGGGCAGGTTCCGACATTTACCGATGGTGATAATCTTAGCGATCAAGACGCTGTTCCACTGACACCAATAGTAGTTGCCACTCGTTCAGGCGCACCTTTGTCAACTGGTCAAGGTTTGTTGTTCACAATACAGCAAAGCAATTTTTACACACAAGGTCACTTTGTCTTTGTTGAGAAACAAGAGATTGTCATTTCTCCATTCGAGATTGACGTTGATGTGGACGTTGGTTTTGAAGTAATTCAAGACATCGTTACTGTAGAAGATGATGTTAGTCTTTATGACAATCAGGGTGCTGTCCCTAACTTAGCATCTCCTGGTGCAGACCGATATCGTATCCGTTTGATACTTACTACAAAGGATGCAGTCGCTGATGAATTAGACTTTCTATCCTTTGCTCAAGTCAAGGGTGGACTTGTCGCTAAGATAAAGACACCTAACAACGACTATAATCAGATAGAAACGCGCATGGCGCAACGACAGTTTGATACTAATGGTGACTTTATAGTTAATCCATTTGGTCTTTCATATCAAGCAGGAAATGACCAATCAAGTCTGACGATGAGCGTTCTAGGACTCTCAACTGAGGGGTCAGCAACTGCATTCGTTGACGGATATAGGTTGGAACAATCCTTTGATTCAGACTATGCGATTCTAAAACCAGTAAGTACTACTATAGAAAATAACACTACAACAACCATAGCATACAGAAACTTTATCCCAGTATCAAATACTACCGATGTGGATTCGGGACTTGGGGAGTGGCCATCAAGTGGTGATCTGAGAACTCAAACACAATTCAAATTGTTCAACGCTGCCAATCAGCAGATAGGAACAACCAGAATCAAGTCTTTGACTAGACTGCCAAACGCATCACCTAAAGGTGTTCAAGTATATCTGTATGATGTCAGAATGGACGATGATGAAAACTTCCGCACAGTAGACTTTATCTCTGCTGGTTCTGATGCTGAACGTATGCCTGTTTTCCTTGAAGGAACAAATGCTTATATCGTAGAACCAGAAATCAATACCTCCCTGTTTGAAATTCCAGGTGGTCGAGCAAAGAGTGTCAGTGATGTATTGTTCTCATCACAGCGACAGTTCTTCCAACCAAGCGATAATTCTGGTGGCATGTCTCTTGACTGTGGAATCGAAAATAGATTTGATAATATTCTAGAGTGGATATTCATAAACCTTGATGACGATAAAATGGAAATTGTTACAACCATTACCCTTGCTGGAAATATTGCTACGGTAACTGGTCTAACTGCCTCCAGAAACTATTGCGTGTTTGCCCTTGCTACTGACTTGGGTGCTTCAGCAAAAATCAAAACCTTTACACGAAGTGGTTTTGAAGAGTGGACTTCCCCTAATGATAGTGCTGACTTTGTAAGAACGGGCGGTGCCAAATATGACGGTGTTCGTCTACTAGGTGCTTATCGTTTAGATGGCGCAACACAAGTTCCCGTTGCCGATGTTCTAGAGTTCGATGGCGGTCAACGCGACAACTTCTATTCTCCAATTAAATTAAAACGTGCTGGTCTTGAAGGTTCGATTAGAACCATATATGCAAAGATCGATAACTTTGAATGGTCAAACGATGTCAGTGCTGGAGACTTCCTTTCTGTCAATTCTTACAGGTTAGTTGCCGCAGTAGACTCGACTGACACAGAACCTAAGTTCTCATATTCAGAGATACCAGTTTACACCTCTGGTCGCAACGGCATTGCCTACGATTTGAGAAACCAGTTTGATTTCCGTTCTAAGTTGGATACTTCTTTAGAAGTTATGCCAGCAGCAGATAGGTTTAGACTTCCGAAAGATGGTGGGCAAATAAGTTACGATATTGAATGGTACAACCGAAGAGTTGATAATGTCTCTTTAGGATACAACCCCACAACATTCAAATCTGAGATAAGAATACATACAGGGTTTGAGGAGTTGACTGCTCACGCGCCACCACCAGTCACATCAGAAATGATACTGTTTACTATTAACTATGGTGGGAATACTATTAGTACAACAGACATGGCGGTTGTTACTCATAGCTACAAACGCTTTACTATGGAAGATATTCAAGTTCTAGAAGATCGCGTAGAACTGTTAGAAGAAACTGTTTCTCTAACTGCTATCGAACAGTCTGCCATTAACTTGGTTGAACTGGACAGCGATGGGGCGGTTCGTTCAAAGACGGGATTCTTTGTAGATGACTTTACAAACGGTCTTGCTTTTACAGCATCTCCAGTCGGTCCAACATGGCAAGAAGACTTTGCCCTTGTTGGTCAAACACTTTTACAAACTGGGGAAACTACTTACGCTATCGAACCTAAGAACGCTCGCGCAGCAGTCTCGCTGATGTTTGATTCAGGCGGTGACACAAACGCTGGTGGATACGAAAGGGGTCGAGCGGTTGTCTACGATAAACTAAACAACGATGGTAATAATAACTACAAGCATGTTGGTGATACTATCTATCTCGACTACGTTGATACTTTGGATGAGTCATTAGTAAACCAATCTATCTCTTGGAAATCTGGTGGCGTTGACTACGAAGAGAGTGGTTATTACAACGTCAACCCATTCAATGTTTTCACTGGCGAAGGTAGTTTGAAACTATCTCCAGAGAGGGACTTATGGTTTGACGATATTCATCTTCCTGATATCAATATTACAACGACTATCAGAAATGTAAGGCGACTTCTTCCTATCAATATCGTCAATAACGATGGGATGTCTTTGGAGGCAGCGACCGAAGAAGCGGCAGCAAGAAATGTCCAAAACGACATAGACATAATGAATAAGGATGCACCGAGAAATAGTTCCTTTAAAGTCCGAGCCGGTGTAAGTTTCTCAAGAACATCATCGAACATTAAGACTACAACCACTCTCACTTCTCGTAAGAACGAAAGAATGGTAGTTGCGTATCCTTTTGCTAGGTCGCGACCCATCTACTGTAAGGCGCAAGGTTTGCGTCCAGATACTCGCTACTGGCCATACTTTGAAGGCGTTGATGTGTCTCAGTGGTGTCATGCACTGACTGAAGCGCGATACGATAAGCATTTAGAAGATGGCGATCATCTTAAAACTTATCAACCTGTCAACGTTAATATTTTATCTGCTCCCGATGGTTCTAGTGATCTGGTTACGAATAGACTGGGCGAAGTGTATTACTCTTTCTATCTACCTAACAATAGGAAAGTCCCTTCTAACAATGGTCGCGCATTTTCATCTTTTGAAGAGTGGAGAGAGTGGGGCGATGAGCAGCAGCGATTATCATCTGCTACAGGTGCTAGTATAAAAGACCCAACTGTCTATGATGCATTAGGTTGGAAATTTAGGGGTGGAATCTTACAGATGAAACTCTTGGATGTTTCTCCTGTCAATGGACAAGGCGCGGATGAATCGCAAGCACTTTCAAGAGCGTCTATGACCTATCCTGCTATGGGACTTGTACGAGTTCAACAACAGACAAGCAGATACACTAGGAACATTGCTGGGACAACGCAAACCACTAACACAAGTAATACTGGATTTACGGTATACAAGTATGACCCACTTGCACAGTCTTTTGAGATTGATGCACGAACAGGATTGCCTGGGGCATTTGTAACAAAGGTTGATGTGTACTTGAGGAGAGCTCCAGTAACCGATCAGAATGGTGGAACTCAAACTGCCATACCTCTCCAGTTACAAATAAGAGAGACTGAAGCAGGTGTTCCAAAATCACATCCTGTTACTGAACAGTTTAGAGTTTACAAGTCTGCTGACGATTGTTACGATGTTGTTAACAATATTGCCGACTTGGAAAACCTTGATGATGTTCTTGCCAACCCTGTAACCTTTGTGTTTGACGAACCTGTTTATCTTGCGGGTGGGACTGAATACGCAATCGTGTTGTTAGCAGAGTGTGACAACTACGAAGCATTTGTTTCTACCACTTATGGATTGGTTCTTGGTAAGACTACAAGCAGAATCAATAAGCAACCAGCATCAGGTTCCTTGTTCTTGTCACAGAATGGTTCAACTTGGACAGCACAACAAGATCAGAACATGGCATATAGAATCCACACCGCCAAGTTCAAATCTGAGGGTAACGTAAACTTTTACAACTCTACCTATCCTAAGTTTGTTCACAACCAACTGATGATGTCTGTTGACTCTGCCGACTTTACTCGCTTCCGTGTCAATCAGTTTGCACACGGTCTTGGTATTGGAGACTCTGTTGCACTGACTGGGTTAATAGATGCGAAGGATTACCTTGGTCTTACTGGCAGTCAGATACTGAATAAGGACAACGTTGTCAATGAGGCAGATGCTGCTGGATACTTTGTTAACGTCCCAAATGGAGGCACGTTTACATCTGCTGGTGTATTTGGAGAAACTGTCTGTGAGACAAACAATGCTTTCAACTTTGACCGAGCATTGATGAACTTTACATCACTAGACTTTGAAGGGACTTCAATAAACTATGAAGGCGACTTTATGTCTGGCAACTCTCTGTCTAAGTTATCCTTGTCTGGTGCGAATGACCCAAGATTTGCGAGAGGAGGAGTTACGACAATCAGAAATAACGCACCAATATATTACAGCAACCCAAGGTTGCTTGGTGACTCTGATATGGAATTGGATGCTCAATCTGCAAATGGTCCGTCAATAGTTTTGTCTGCTAATATGAAAAGCACGATAACATCTACTTTCGGTAACACGACTCCACAGCAACAAGCAGATGGATATGTGTCTGATGTTTCGCCTATCATTGACCTACAGAAATGTAACTTTACTATGCAGAACTTCCAGATAGATAACCAAGTTGATAGTGCAGGAGAGTCTGGTAACGCAGTGCAGAACAAACCGTTCTTCTTTGTCCCTGAGACAAATCCACAATCTGGTTCAAGTCCATCAAAGCAGATCACCAAACCCGTTGTTCTTGATCTAGCAGCAAGTGGTATCAAGGTGTTTGTTGATATCAACAAACCACCATCTGCATCCTTTGACCTCTACTATCGTTTGTCGAATGGGGACGATGATATCTACGGTGTCACTTGGATAGCAGCAACACCTGATAACAGTCCTCCAGATGATAAGTTTGAGGCGTTAACATACGATCCTCTAAATCTTTTCTACTCTGAGTATCGTTATCTTTTGGGTGGTGTTAATGGCGACCTTGATGACTTTACATCCTTCCAGTTGAAGGTTGTTATGAAGACCACAAACACTTGTGAGATTCCAGTGATAGGATCGATCCGCGCTATCGCACTTATATAATGAGTGATGATTATAAGAAGGTTGAGGGACACGCCCACATTGTAAAAAATGTGGAGCGTGGAACTATACTAAATACTAACGTTAATGAGATAAATGCTGCGCGGAAAAGGAAGGCATCTAAACTCAAAAGCAAAGCAGAAAGCATTAAAATAAAAACTGATATCGAAAATCTTAAAGAAGATATGGAAGATATCAAGTCACTCTTAAAACAATTATTAGAGAAGTAATATGGCCATAATAGACTACCCAGAGTTTAAAACAGTTGATACAATGAACCAGCAAGTTGAAAAACTTGTATTGTTTGTTGCTGATGTGGATTCTAATAATACGTTTTTAAGTTCTGCCACAGAAAATTTTACGAATATCTACACTAATGGTGTGAATTCCAATTGGACATACTCAGGTACTGTCATCACAAGTGCAGTAGTCGCCACATTCAATACATCTTCTGAGTTCAATGTCAACAGCGTTAACACAAACATAACTTCTTCCGTGAACACCAATGTCATAGGTAATGATGTTCAAATAACTGCGACAGGCGAAACTGGTGGTCTGATTTTAGATTCAAAAGATAATCTATTCAACGTTGTCTTGAAATCTGATGGTGCAACATACGGAGTCTTGAGAAATAACGGTGGCAACCTAACAATAAGATCAGGCGTTAATGATGTCGTAGTTCTGGATGGAACTAATGGCACAGACGCTACTTTCACAGGCACAATCACTATGCCATCTGCAAGCGTTAATACTACAGCAAAAGACGTAGCAGGGGCGATCAATGAACTGAAGGCGATGATCGTTACGCTTCAGACTCAGGTCGATAATCTCTAATTATTTATTTTGATGGCGAGACACTGCCATCTAAAAGAGTATAAATAAAACCAGCATTCTAATAATAATAGAGTAATTCGCCTTGGCCGATCATTCAGCATCAGGAACACCTCAAGCGCAAGCATCCGCGACAACTGGTCTAAGTTACACCAGTGACAACGGTTATGTTTATGTTGAGGATGGTTCCAACTATGTAGAAGTCTTGTCGAGTGGTTTCTATGTCGGCATCAGAGCTGCTGGTGGATCAGCGTCAGGACAACTCCAAGACCAAGTATCAACAGTGGTTGGTGCAGCATCGGTATCCGAAACATTCACTGCATCAGGCACACTAGAAGCACAAGCATCTACTGTTGTCGGTGCAGCAGAAAATATCATAACTGCGTCAGGCACACTGGAAGCACAGGCATCAACAGTAGGTGGTTCTGCCGAAAACTCTAAGATAGCAACAGGTGGATTACAGGCACAAGTCTCCGAAGTTTCTTCTACTGCTGAAAACTCTAAAACAGGAACTGGTGTTACCGAGTCGCAAGCATCAACAGTAGGTGGTTCATCAGAAAGAGAGATGACCTCAACAGGCACACTGGAAGCACAGGTATCAGAGGTCGCTGGTTCTGCTGCAACCACACCCGCAATAACTGGTTCTGGAATACTGGCAGCACAGATTGTTACCGTTGTGGGCGCATCTGAAAGAGAGATGTCAGCATCAGGAATACTAGAGGCGCAAGCATCATTGATAGTTGGTGTATCTGAACCAATGCGTGTCGGTTCTGGAACACTACAAGCACAAGTATCGACAGTCGATGGTTCTGCTGCAACCACACCCGCAATAACTGGTTCGGGAACTCTTGAAGCGCAAGCGTCAACGGTTAGTGGTCTTGCTGTAGATAACCATACAGGTTCTGGCGCACTGGAAGTGCAAGCATCTGGGGTTTCTTCTATTGCTGAAAACTCTAAGACAGCGATTGGTGTAGTAGAATCACAAGTATCAACAGTTGGCGGTTCTTCTGAAAGAAAGTTGATATCAAGCGGGGCGTTGGAAGCGCAATCATCAACTATCACTGCTATATCTGATAATATTACAGTTGGTAGTGGAAGTCTCCAAGCAGAAGTCGCCACAGTAAATGGTCTCTCTGAGAGAAGTGTAACTTCAAGTGGAACTCTGGAAGCACAGGTATCAGAAGTTGATGGACTATCCGAAAACTCTAAAACAGGGACTGGTGTTGTAGAATCACAAGCATCAACGGTAGGTGGTTCATCAGAAAGAAAGATAACTTCTACTGGAACACTGCAATCACAAGCATCAACTGTTGTTGCTACATCTGATAACATTAAAACTGGTTCAGGAATACTGGAAGCACAGGTTGTTGATGTATCTGGAGTAGGTGGAAGCACACCAGTAACATCTGCTTCTGGAACATTAGAAGCACAAGCATCAATAGTTGATGGTTCTGCTGGAGTCACACCCGCAATAAATGCTTCTGGAACATTAGAATCACAAGTATCAATAGTTGATGGTCTATCTGAAAGAAAGATAACTTCTACTGCAACATTAGAATCACAAGTGTCTAATGTTGATGGGTCTGCTACAGGCGCACCTGCTGAAATTGCTTCTGGAACATTAGAATCACAAGTATCAATAGTTGAGGGTCTATCTGAAAGAATAATGACTTCCTCTGGGACATTGGAAGCACAGTTATCAGAAGTTGTTGGTCTATCTGAAAGAATAATGACTTCCTCTGGAACATTGGAAGCACAAGCGTCAACTGTTGTTGGAACATCCGAAAACATTACAACTGGTTCTGGAACACTTGAAGCACAAGCATCAACTGTTGTCGCTACGATAAAAAGAACGGTAGTATCATCAGGAACACTGCAATCACAAGCATCAACTGTTGTCGCCACATCTGACAACATTACAACTGGTTCTGGAACACCTGAAGCACAAGCATCAACAGTTCTCGGTGCATCCGAAAGAACAGTGAATGTAACTGGAACACTGGACACGCAGTCATCAGAAGTTGTCGGTCAAACAAAGAGAACCGTTTCTGGGACTGGTGTAATAGATGTGGGTGATGCCAACGCCAGTGGTCTTGGAGTCCATACATATGTAATAATATCTGAACTGGTAATGCAACCAGTGTCCGTCACTGGAACCTCTGAGAATATTGTTACGGGCAACGGTACACTTGTATCACAGCAATCATTCGTTATTGGCGCATCCGCTTTCACTGACTATGCTACTGGTATTTCCCAGGTTGAAGATGCGAATGTCTCTGGTGAATCAAACCGACAAGTTGTAGGAATCGGAACTCTCTATGTATTCGATGCCCGTGTTGAGGGTGACGGACAAAAGTCAACCTTCTTTGCAGATGGACTATTGAAGGCACAGGCATCAACTGTTGTCGGTCTATCCGAAAATGTTATCGCGGCATCTGGTGCATTAACATCTACTTCCTCCATCGTTGTTGGTCTATCTGAAAATGCAATTCTTGCTTCGGGTGCGCTGCAAACAAGCGCATCAATAGTTGGTGGACTGGGTGAAGTCGTCAACACTGCTTCTGGAACATTACAATCTGAAGAATCGACAGTCGGTGGTTCTGGACTGAGAACAGTCACAATATCAGCATCAATACAATCTCAAGACGCGACCGTCCTTGGAACTGTTGAGAACGTTATTCCAGGCACTGGCACATTAATATCAAGTGCCGCAACTATTGAGGGTGCCTCTGAGAGAATCATAAACTCTAGCGGAACACTTGAAGTTGAGATAGCAAGCGTGTCTGGTGTTGCTGAGAATGTCATCACTGCAACAGGCGCATTAGAAACAAGCGCATCAATAGTTACGGGTCTATCCGAAAATGCCATAAACGGAACGGGAATCCTGCAAGCGCAAAGTTCTACAATAGTCGGTACTGCTGAAAGAGAAACTGAGTCTGATGCTGGTGCGCTTGTATCTCATCCATCCGAAGTTCAAGGACTTGGAATTAGAAGAAAGGTTATTGATGCCTCAATAGAAGCACAAGCATCTACAGTCATTGGTCTATCCGAAAATGCTATCCCTGGCACTGGCGTATTAGAATCTCAACCATCCATAGTCGATGCAATAGCAGAGAGAACCATAGACCAGAGGGGTGCTACGGCATCACTGGTTGCCTCTGACGCGCTAGTTGATGCACTAAGCGAGAGAATACTAGTCACATCTGTGGTGATTGTATCTCAGGCATCCAGTGTCGTTGGTGTCTCCGAAAACTTAATAGTCGGTTCGGGAATTCTGGTCAGCGATGCGGTAGAAGTTGTTGGTCTGGGCGAAGTTATCAACACCGCTTCTGCATCCTTAGTATCAACGCCATCTATTATTGCTGGTCTATCGGAAAGAATTATCAACCCATCGGTTGGGATTGTTAGTGAAGCATCAACTGTTGTTGGAACATCCGAAAACATTATTGTTGCTACTGGTATCGCACAGGTTCAACCGTCCACCATCTTCTCCGCAAGGGGAGAGAGAAAGGTTGTTACACAAAGTGCTGCATTGACATCAACCGAATCAAATGTCTTAGGTGTCGCGGAAAACATTATTGTTGCTACTGGTTTGACGCAGATTGAACCGTCTAGTGTTACGGGTCTATCTAAACGAACAATAGTGATGAATATCACCCTAGACACTTTCCCTGTCGTGCTGCAAGGTTTTGCTGAAAGAACCATAGACCAAAACGGTGCTACTGCCGCGCTTGTTTCAAGTGCATCTGTAGTTGACGGATTGGCAGAGAATGAAATAACTTCAAGTGGCACACTCGTATCAACGGATGCGGTGGTTGCTGGACTATCCGAGAGAATAATAAATGCTGTCGGAACGCCTAAAGCATCCGATGGATTAGTTGAATCCATAGCAGAGAGAAAAGTAAATGGTTCCGCTACTCTAGAGTCAACCGAGGTTGTGGTTGTAGGATTGGCAGAGAACGAAATAACTTCAAGTGGTCAACTCGAAAGCACAGACTCTATCATCTCAGGACTTGGTGTTAGAGCATCTAATGTCTTATTAGATGGACTCGAATCAAGTGATGTTACTGTTGTTGGACTTGCAGAAAATATTATTACAGGCATAGGAATACTAGAAACAGAAGTATCAAGTATTGTTGGCGAAGCAGAACGCCTCGTAGTAGTTGAGTCTGGTGTTAATATGCCAGACGATGTTTCAACTGCATCTGGTATCGCTGAAAGAACCGTTGTAGTATTAGTAGGCAATTTAGTATCAGCGGTATCACAAGTTCAAGGTGTCTCTGAAAATATCATCACTGTTACTGGAAACATAAAGGGAGATGCTTCCGAAGTTTCTGGAATAAGTGAAAGGGGTATCAATCAACTTCCCAACATAAATGGTTGGCCAGAAGGTACAGGTGAGACTGCATACGGACCTTCTGACGTATCGCCCAAGGTCACCTATACATCTCGCACAGGGTCTTACACTCCTAGATATCCAGTACTGAGTGGGATGAGTAACTCTGCATACAATGGCGAACTGATGCCAGCGATATTTGGCGGGACAGTTTCAGAGTCTGGTGGCGATTGGATATTTACCTATAACACTAACTACAACTCTTATCTGAGAAATTCAGGAACTTCCTCATCTAAGGGTATGCATTGGAACGCTACAAGAAACGCTTGGTATTGCGCTACGATAACAGGCGTACCAGTTTACAACGCAAACGGAACGATAACTCTACCTAATGCTGCAAACTTACAAGAACCAGTAACAACTCTTACTATTCAATCTCCGAAAGGAATGGAATACGCACCAGTCGCGGCACAAGATGTTGCCGTCAGTGGAAGTGCAGTTCGCGGTGCGTGGGCAGTAGGTTACTTGCAAGCGCAACCCTCTAAGATAACGGGTGTGGCAGAAAACGGAATTAACAATCTATTCGCGAATCTGCAATGTACTCCCTCTATTGTTACAGCAGTCATCAACAGAAGTTTCACTGGAGTTGCAATTGCGAAAGCAAGCGATGCGCTGATTGGCGGTGTTGCGGAAAGAACGATAAACGCTCAAGGCGTATTACTTAGCGACCCATCAACGGTAGCAGCAGTCGCAGAGAACATAATAACTTCTTCTAGTAGCATGCAGTCAACCCCATCAGAGGTTGTCGCCCTTGCCGAAAGAACTATCAATAGCACAGGCGCACTTGATAACACCGACTCGCTTGTTGATGGTTTATCTGAACGCAGCATTGTTATCGTATCAGGCATCAGCACTTCTGCTAATAGTCCAACTGCTAGTAGTACAATATCATACAGTGGCACAAACCTCACACTTTCAGGTTACCAATCTCAATATGGTCTGAATGGTACATATGCACTTACTGATAAACGAATGAGTATTGAGTATACTCCGAATCCTGTATATCAAGAGGATGGACTGTACCAAATTTGGCAACTGGAAGTCAATTCATCGAATTTCAATATAATAGTATGGAACGACAGAGAAGACCTTTGGATGGTGTCCGTAGGTGGTAGTGTTGATGCACGAACAGTAGTCGCTGGTGATTCGTTGGGTAACGGTACGAATTACAGTATCGGTAGTGCCACCACCAGTACGGGTGGCGGTCCTAGCACAACAGACGCGCTTGTCTCAGGCGTTGCCGAAGTTATTAACACGGTAGATTCCGCAGACTTAACATCTACTCCTGCTCTGATCGTAGGTCTTTCTGAACGCATTATCAATGCTGACGGTGCGATGGATACAACTGGGTCGCTTGTTACAGGACTGTCTGAGAGAACGATAAACTCTACTGGAGCGATGACCTCAAGTGAGTCGCTTGTTACAGGACTGTCTGAACGCATTATCAATGCTGACGGTGCGATGGATACAAGTGACTCACTTGTTGCAGGTCTATCTGAGAGAACGATAAACTCTACTGGAGTGATGGATACAACTGAGTCGCTTATTACAGGTCTTGGTGAAGTTATCAATACCGTTGATGAGGGCGACCTGACATGTAGTCCTTCACTGGTTGTTGCGCTTGCAGAAAGAACAGTAAACAAACTAGATGTACCCTTTGTCTATCAACAAGATACCAATACCCGTGGGCAGTTACCTACCGATTGGACATCAGGTCAAGACTTTGAGATATCATTCAAGTGGGTCGTGAAGGCGTGGTCAACTTCTAGTTATCGGTATCTAATTTCGCAAACTTCAAACATAGCTGGTTCTTTTAGTCTCAATGTTACTGGAATCAATAATCCTCAGACACAACAGTTTGACGAAATGTTGGTCGTAAGATACTACACTGGAACGACCTTTAGGACTGCTGAGATACAAATCCCCACATTGGTTAATTCTACTGTTGATGTTACGATATCAAATACCTCCGCAGGTTTAGTCATGACAGCAGGAGGCATCAGCACAGGATTGAAACCGGCCGCTGCCTATGCAAGGATTCGTTCGATTGGCGGTCTCGGATCATCACCGACTCTGCCACAGATAATATTCGACATGAAGTTTGTTGACAATACAACGTCTTCAAATACTTTAGTCTATCCAATGGATAATGGAAGTGTGAATAAGTTCTTCGCATACAATAGCGTGGGCGCGGCAGTAACATCACAGAACATTACAATTGCTAACTACGATTCTACTAACTGGATAGGCGGGATTATCCCCGATATCAATGTCGCACCTGCTCTCGTTAGTGGACTGGGCGTAAGACATTCTAACTCTCTGGGTACGCCAACATTATCAGCGCAACCTGCGACCATTGACGGACTGTCTGAAAGAAGCATTGTTGAAGTTGATGCTACACCGAAAGCACAAGACGCAACTATCGTATCGGTAGGTGTTAGAACTTCTAACGCCCTTGACGCAACACCAAAGGCGCAACCCGCAACTGTTGTTGGTCTGTCCGAAAATACTATCACTGGTGCTGGTGTCCTTGTTAGTCAGCAGTCAGTAATAGTCGGTCTCTCTGAAAATATTATCCCTGGCACTGGAGTACTTGATACAACAGAATCGCTCTCCACTGGTGTTGCAGAGAGAATAATAAGACCTGCCATATCACTTGAAGCGGGTCTATCAACAACTGCTGCTGTTACCAAGCGGTCACTCTTCCCAATCGCTGCTACTGTCATATCACAACCATCCATTGTTGTGGGAGATGTTGAGAGGGTTCTATTTGGAACAGGTGTTCTTACAGTCGTAGAGTCGCAAGTGACTGGACTTGGTGAAGTCATCAATACTGCAAGAGGCGACATCAGTCCATCTGATGCCCTTGCCGTAGGTGCTGGATTTAGAACTGCAAACGGACTAGCAACTCCATTGCAAGCATCTCCATCAACCACCACTGGACTTGGTGAAGTCATCAATACGGTTGACGAAGGCGACCTGACATGCAGTCCTTCATTGATTGTTGGTAACGGAGTTAGAGTATCTAACGACCTAAGTGCAGATGTGAAAGCACAACCTGCAATTGCTGTTGGTCTATCAGAAAGAATCATACGACCACAAGTATCGTTGACCTCAACTGCCTCGCTTGTTACGGGTCTTGGTGAAGTTATCAACACAGTTGATGAGGGCGACATAATATGTTCCCCATCGCTGGTTGTTGGTAATGGAGTCAGACATGCCAACTCTCTGAGTGCAGATACCCAAGCACAACCCGCAACGGTTGATGGACTGTCTGAAAGAACTATCGTTGAGATTGAAGCAGACCTAAGTGACGGAGATGTTAGTGTCTCTGCTACGAGTGGTAACGGTGAACGTAAACTTATTACTTCAAGAGCGAAAGTGGTATGTGAACCATCTGGTGTTGTGGGTGCTGGATTTAGAACTTCTAATTCATTAGCAACGCCTATCGTTGTAGATGATGCTTCCGTTACAGGTCTCTCCGAGAGAATAATAACGGTAACAGGTAGTCTGGTATCCACAGACGTTGAAATGACGGGTCTTTCAGAACGTATAATTACAGGTGCGGGTAACGTTGTTGCTCAAGACTGTGTAGTGAACTCACTTAGTGAGAGATCATCCACTGGTTCTGGAGTGCTAAATACAACTGATAGTATTGTAATCGGGACTGTAGAGAGAACTGTTACAGGTTCGGGAATATTAGAATCTGATGACTCAAGCATTACCGCGATAGTCTATCAGAACATTATTGAACAGGATGCGATCCCAACGAAGAGAGCATTCAGAATTAGAAAACCAAAGACAAGAAGAATATTGTCCCGAAGAACTATTAAATAGAAGTATAAATAAACATATGGCACAATACGAAGACATAGAAATAGATCAAGGTACTTCTATAAAGTATCAAATACAACTGCTTGATGTTGGCGGTGGTAGGAGAGACTTGTCAGATTGCTTTGTCCGTGGTAGTTTGAAGCATACATATGGTTCGGATAGTTCCACTGCTGTGAATTTTCTGGCAAACATTGATGCTCCACCTGAAAATGGAATAATCAATTTTAGTCTAAATCCACAACAAACCTCTACGCTCACCCAGCGTAGGTACGTCTATGACGTAGAAATTGAGTATGAGAAAGATAGCGTTGCTGTCGTTGAGCGAGTACTTGAAGGGAAGGCATTCTTATCTAATCAGGTAACTGATATGATAGTTAAACCGATTTCGTAAAACTGAAGGAGTATAAATAAATGAGTGTAAGAGCGAAGAGTAGCATTGGTAAATTAGCAGGACAAGGGCAGGTCGTTCGTAAGGACGGAACTGTTGAAACATTTACCATTAATACTGATCTAACACGCGAGCAAGCAGACCTAATTTTGCAAGCGCAAAAAGAAGGTACTGAAACTCAAGAACAAGACAATGGTAAATCTAATACTTGATTTACTTATTTTTTAAAAAATCTCTCAAGGAGAATTAACATGGCTGTAACACACGAAACCCCCATCCGCAACTTGATTGCTGATACTGTAACTGCAAAAATTGATGACGGAGGTGCTGCTGGTCACATCTTCTTTCAAACATCTGGTGGAGCTGCTGATATTGCAGACCTGACTTTTAGCACAACTGCTTTTGGTGCTGCTGCTAGTGGCGTTTGTACTGCTGCTGCAATCACTGATGACACTAACTGTACTGCTGGTACTGTTGCTGTTTTTGCTGTAAAAAATAGCGGTGGAACGACTATCTTTTCTGGTAGCGTAACTGCTACTGGTGGTGGCGGTGACATAATCTTGTCTTCTGTTGCTATTGGACAAGGCGATACCATCTCTATCTCTTCTTTGACTTACGAAGCACCAAACTAAGTCGAAAAAGTTTTTTATCTCTAAGAGGGGTGGAGTTCTGCTCCACCTCTTTTTTTATGCCTAAATAAAGATAATGAAAGAATAGACTAGGAAAGAATAATGGCAAAGTATCTCCCAACAAAAGTATCATCAAGACCACAGCAAGATGGCAATGGAACTCAACCTTCACCTCCATCACCCAGTGTCGTAACAAGAAACCTAGTTACTGGATACCAGTGGAACAACGGTAATTCTTTATCCCATGAGCAGATGGATGCTAACTGGGGAACCATTGATGTCATGCAACAGGGTGGTAAGTCTTGGCCAAAGTATGACGGGTTGTATTTGAAGAATGTTGGACTTGATACCGAAGGCGGCATCTTTGTTGATAACCCGTACAATAATTCGGGCGTGACACCATTTGGCGTAAATTATGTAAACTACAGATTAGACTATGCAAACATACAGCAAGGCGATAGTGACTTTGGTGTCACACTTGCCGAAGGAGATTTTTTATCATATAGTGGTAACCTCAATCTTAAAAATGGTGATGTTAGATACGGAACAACTCTAAGTTTCGTTGACTCTGATACATCAAATTATGCAATGACCCTGACAGGAACCAACGTATACGTTGGTGCAGGTTCTACTGCCAACCCAAATACATCTCAAGTTCGTATCGGTAAACTCGGTGGAACTCAGGTCGATATTGGTGCGCTTGACAATATCCTTAACCAAGAAGTTACATTACAAGTTGGTGCTTCTGGTTCAACCTCTATCACAAGTAAATCTGGTTCAATAAAAGCAAAGCAAACACAAGTCAGTCCACCACTCTGGAATCTTACTTTAAACTCCTACAATGGCACAACCAACGTTGAAGCATTGACGATTGCACCTGATGGCGCGGTAACCATTCCTTCACTCGTAGGTGCTGGTCCAGACTATGATAGTGCAAAAATTAATAATCTCACTTCACCTGGGTTAGTTAACTTAGGTTCGGTTGGTGGTGCTAATACAATAATCAAAGGTGACCTCCAAGTAGACGGTTCGATAATCGGTGGTGGTGTTGGTGTTGGTGTTACTGCTGCGAACCTCGCAACAGTTTCCCCAGCATTTTCGGTAAGTCAGTTATCAAACACTGGCGCAGTGACAATGAATATTGATGTCGCACCAACCTTTCAAGTACCACTGGTGACTGAAGTTACCTCTTGGAACAATCTTGTTGGGTCGGGCGGTGGCGCAGCACAGGCAGATCAGTTGACCACTTCAAGACTGATATGGGGTCGCCCATTTAACGGCACTGCTGACATAACGGGTGCGTTATCAAATGTTACAAGCGTTAGTTCTTCAGGTGCAGACTTAGACTTTGCGTCAACTGCTGCTATGAAATTTACCACCCCTAGCGGTGAGTACACTTATACTTCTAACTCCACAAACATAGGAATAGTAAAGTTTGTCGGACTTACCGCACAAAGAACTTATGATATGCCTAACAAGAGTGGCATAGTTGCTATGATATCTGATGTTGAAGATAATCATATCAACTTAGACTCTGATAATATCTTTACTGTAAATCAGACTTTTAGTGGAGGACTCACTGGAGACCTAACAGGGAATGCTGATACGGCAACAACTGCTTCTAACGCTTCAGCACTTAACAATGTGACGGCATCCATCACCGATAATGCTAAGATTGTCCTGAGAGATGGTAACGGTGACTTCACTGCTGGGACAATATCAGCAAACCTTAGTGGTACTGCATCAAATGCATCCTTTGCGAGTGATGCTGGGACTCTTAATGGTGTTACTGCTTCCACTACAACCAACGGAACTATCGTTCTTAGAGATGCTTCTGGTGACTTCACTGCTGGAACGATAACAGCAACACTAGACGGAAACGCATCATCGGTGACCAATGGTGTTACGACTAACACTGTACAAACTATTACTGGAGAGAAAACCTTTTCATCAACGGTTAATGTTTCCGAAAGAATAAGTTTTAATGGTAATAACGCTGCTGTCCTCACGCAGGCAGCATCGGGTCAAACAATGAACTTTATTGTAAATGACTATAGCACAACTAATCCAATCCTTACTCTGGGTGATCTTGGCGCAGGACTTGGAATTGTAGGTTATATGGCAGCACCATTCCTTGTCGGTGGTAATCTTGCTGCCACTGGTGACGGGCAAATTAATGGCACTCTCAACGTTGCTTCTGGTCTTTCTGTAACAGGTGCTATTACAGCGACAGGTGATATCACTGCATACTTTACTTCTGACGAAAGACTAAAGGATAACATCACACCCATCCCCAACGCTCTTGACAAGGTTGCATCACTCAGTGGTAACACCTTTGATTGGAATGACAAGACTGATAAAGTTGGAAGCGAGACTGGTGTCATAGCACAAGAGGTTCAGGCATTGGGACTTCCTGACGTAGTAACAGAAAGAGACAACGGTTATCTGGCAGTTCGATATGAAAAACTGGTTCCCCTTCTCATTGAGGCAATCAAAGAACTCAAAGCAGAAGTTGAGGAGTTGAAAGCGTAATGGCACAAATACCCACAACTAATATTAGATTGCGTAGTAATATCAGAGGCGAATATGGTGGCAGCTCCTCCAATGTTTCCCTTGGTAATTACTATCGATTCGTTAATAACACCGGACTTGTTGACAACTCAGCAGTCGTACCCTATAACCCAAAGTACTATTTGGATAACCCCTATTATCCAGCAGTCGGTCCCAGCACAAACTATGCAAGATGGCAAACCGAGCAGAGGTATCAAAATGCTGGAGGATTTTGGGTTCTAGTTCCTAATACAACCATAGATTTCACTTGGTATTGGGCTGGTCAGGTTAAAGGTACACTGAGTATTCCAGTAACTAATTCTCCAAACAACCCCGCATGTCCAACTTCATATGTTGGAGGTCCAGCTGTATCTTACGGAAGCACTAGTGGATACTTTTACTTTACCCCAGATACAAACTACCCCTATATAGGGCAAAGTTTTACAGAACTGTCTATGGGTATAAGCAATACCTTTACGCAGGGAACCGTATTCGGTGTACCAATAAGAACATACGACATCAAATATTCGATATGGAGAACAAAGGGCAGAGCAGCATACACTGCTTATTATAACCAAAGCGTTCCACAAAACGGAGCTAACCCGCCTGATATATCAATGGGTGATTTCAAAGGGCAGTACAACCCATAGTATTTTTGGTCGTATAAATAAAGGT